GTCATAATTTTATGCTCAGAACCCAAGAGACAATAGCCCGCCGCATCGCCAACGTGTGAATGCTCATTTTTGTTTGGAGCGTCCCTAAACCGCTCTTGCCCCGCGCCAATGCTCACCCGCCGGAAGTGATACCCGCCGCCCAGAGACTTGCGTGTGCGTATGCACTTTCTATCAACCAACAAACCCGGCTTGCCATCGATTAGTCTACCCATCGGCATGGCCAACGCCTCTCTTCGCGTTTTAAAATCGTTGGTTGCCGTAGGCTGGGCCAAAATGCCGTGCGTCTTGAGGTGGTCAAAAGACGTGGTCTCAAATATCTGGTCGCGCTGCATACCGGCAGGGTCACCCCACACCAACGTCGAATAGCCGGGAAACCGAGAAGACAAGTCAGCTTTGAGGCTAGAGCAAAACCGTTCTAGGCCCATCTCAAACGTCACCAGTTCATGCAGGATATGCCACCGGCCATTCTTCAATCTCTGAGCAAACACCGCCGCTGGAGTTAAACCAAAGTCCAAGCCCACATGTACCGGCAGGGACGGGTCAGGCTCCAAGTCAGCGGTCATCAAGTTATCGTTGAACTCCGGCCAAACGGCCCGCCCTTCTTGGACAAACGTGTACTTGCCCTCAGCGTAACACTGTATCCAATCCAGCCGCTTGCCGCCCAGCAATTGCTCATAGTACCCGTCAGGCAAGTTGGTTAGGTTCTCAGCCTTGGAATTAGTCTGCCACCACTTGCCAGCTTGGAACATGAACCCCTTGGCTTCCGGCATATCGTCAGGCAGTTCCTCTAGCGGCACCTCAATCACGCCGCCCGGCTGCTTAAAAAAGTCCCAACGAAACTTACCACCCGGCTTTTCCTTCTCGCCCAAATGATAATACCAATGGTCGCTGTCCATCGGGTTCGTATCCAGTATTACGCCCCGCCAGGTCGCACCGCCATCAGCCTTGGTTGGGTATCTGCCGACCCTATGCGTCAGGCCATCCACAATGCTCTTCGGCAGTTCACGGCACTCATTAACCCACGCCCCAGTAAGCTCTAGGCTAAGAAGCTTACGCACATCTTTGGGGTCATCCAACGCCAAGAAGATAACCTCCATATCAATCCCAGCGGCACCCTCCCTAGACGGCAGCTTGATGTGATGCGTAATCGGCGGGCTATGCTTAACCGGCCCAAACGTATCCTCCGGCAACAATTCTAGCCAGGTCTTGAGCGTAGTGGTCTTCAGCATAGGATGCGTGTTGCGGACAATCGCCCACCGGCTGTACTTTATCCCGTCCCTGGGACTAGCCTTCTGAGCAACCGCCCGCCGGAATATCTCAGCACAACAAGCGTAACTCTTGCCAGACCCAACCGGCCCCATAATTCCTCGCACAAACGCATCAGACTTAAAGAACCTCGCCACAGTGGGCGAGGAACTGAAGTTCAGTTTTAAACCGGCTACTGGCTTATTCAAACGCTGACCCTCCACTATCCGGCTCAAATTTCTCAAAGCCCGCTAACTTCAACCTCGCCACATTGTCAGCGTCAGGCTTGGGAACCGCCACACCGGGCGGCTCATAATCATAGCCAACATCTTCCCGATAATGATGATACAATTTAGGCAACAAATACCCACACATTTTCAACTCACCAGCCAACCGTTCCATCTCTTGCTCCGGCCAATTACCCGCATCAATCGCAGATAACTCGCCGTTGGTCCGCTTCATCATGTCAAACAAAAACTCAGAGAGCTTAATCTTCTGCAAATGGTTCATACCTTGCCCCTCATAAAATATTTGGTTAACAACTTAAAAGGGCGGCAAAAATTAGACGGCGTCTGCCTTTCGCAATAATGAGATTTTAATTGCTCTTCGGTAAAACCGTGCAAATTTGCGTTGATAAAATGCTTAGAATACTTGTCTAAAAATTCTCGCCGCAATCTGTTTCGCCTAAACTCTTCCTCACGGTATTCAATGTGAGATAAAGTCTTGTCAATGTCACTCCTACAAGGCAGCTTAGATAAGCCTTCTTCAATCTCATCGCACACAGAAGAACGCCAAGCATGGTTTTCTCGCCTAGATTCGCGATAAGCCATTGAACACAATGGGCAGCGATACAAATTAACATCTTTGTGACAAGATAAATTGTGTAAACCACGTACAGTTTCGGTCACCTCCGCATGTTTGAAGCACAATTCCTGAAGCGCCCAAGCCCGCTTAAGCAACGGGCCTTTTTTGGTTGTGGCAAGCCACAAAACCTCTTCCATAAATTCTTGGCTAATAGGCTTAAAATAAAAAAATAAGCCGTTGAACTCATGTCTATCAAGCATCCTTCTCATCCTTGTCATCCTTCCCCGGCTCTTCCGGCATAATCATATCAATTGAAATTACAGACGGCTTATCAACCACCTTCTCGCTGTCCAACAAACCCGCACTCTTGGCCAACATCTGCATAACCCGCACCTTGTCCACCATCTCGAACTCCATGATGTCACCATGCTGCGTAGGCGTTATCTTCACCTTCTTAATCGCCGCCTTCACATGGTCAGGAACATCCTTGAACGCACGTATCCGCGCCTTGCCGTCATCATCCCACGAAACAACATCAGTCAATTTCGCAGAGGCCAAACCCAATAACTCCAGGGCCAACTCATCACGGTGGTCGTAGATGATGCTCGACCCACGCAACCGCTTGGTAATCGCACCCATCGCCATCTGTGGCGGGCGAGGACCAGTACGCCCCCGCCTCTTCGGTTTCTCAGCCATCAGAACGGTATGGCGTCGTCTAGGTCAGACCTCGGCGCAGCCGCCGCCTCACCAATCGGCGCAGAAAACGCACCAGTGGCTCCACCACCCGCATTCGCAGCCGCTCCAGCGCCCTGACCATCGTCCTCAAACAAACTCAGCCAAACCTCGCTGTCCTTATTCGGCAATGGGGATACGTCCAACTTAATCCGCATCTTACCGTCCTTCTCAAACGCAGTGCCTATACGCAGCCACATGGGCTTGTCTCGACCGGGAATGTCCTTGGCCTGTACAACTCGGTATCGCTTACTCATGCTATTTTCCTTTCTAGCATCTGATTAAAATTATATTGCTCGTTGCTACGCACACGCCAATGACCAGGCACTTGCATAGCGTCCCAGCGGTCAGCCATCTTTCTCGCCGACCGATGTTTCAAATGATGGTTCTGGGCAACGTCAGTGCTATCCACACTCGCAAAAGGCCAACCCCGCCCGCTCAATTGCATACCCCGCAACATGTGCAGCCAAGGCATCCGGCCAAACGTCACAGCAAGCTGGTCAAACATCTCATCAATGCGACCACACCAAGCCGGAGATAATACAGTCGCATACTCAGCCGTGCTGCCCACACAGACACGCGGCCAATCCTCACACAATCCCAACAAACGGCTAAGAGGCTCATCCATATGCCAAACCGGAGCGCCACGATGACCGTGAGGCCAATCTCGCAATAAAGCATCTTGGGCCTGACTGCCCTCATCAATCACATCAGGCACAACCGCCCAGGTCGTCGGATAAGCAAACCACTCATCACACCAATCATAGTAACCAGACCAATCAACAGACTTGCCACTGCGCCACGCGCTAAAAGCACCATTGTCCAACATCACACTCTGGCCAATCGAATGGCACCTCCGAACATCGTCAGGGCGCATATGAGATACGCAGAAATGACAACCCGCCATCGTCAACAACTCAGCAACAGGCGTAATAGGAGTGCCATGATAATGTATCACCGCAACCTCCACCAAATCGCACCCGCCGCCAGCATCTTCGCCGCCGTCATCAACGCAAAGCCAAACCAACTAAAATGACCAATCATCTCAAGAAATACGGCTGAATCTATCGGTGTACTAATCGCCGACGAAAGCAAAATGCGCTGACCCAATGGCCGACCAGTGAACGTATAAACATACCAATCCACCAGTTCTGAAATTAAAAAAGCAACCAAACTAGCCAAAGCAACATACGGGTCAGCCATCAAATAACTCAACGCCGCGCCAATACCCATAGCAGCCAATACATGATGCCCAATCTCTCGCTGAGAATAATCCCGCAAAATAAATACAACACCAACAACTAAACTCATCGGAGGAAACATCTCGCCGCCAACCGGGACCAAAGGCACATACACAAAACCAATGTTCACCA